AGATAATAGATATGTTTTGCCTTACTACAGAAAACACGCCAAGCCAATGGATTTAGCTAAGGCAATACTAGAATATGATACACGATACAGACCACAAAAAGCTCATGTAGAAAGTGTTGGGTATCAGGAAATGCTAAGGGACTTCATCAATCGTGAAAGATTCATTCCAGGTTTCGGAACAAAAGTAAACCCTAGAACATCTAAGAGCAGACGTTTAGAAAGTTTACAGCCTTGGTTCTTTCAACGAAAGGTGTACTTACTTAAAAACATGGAAGATATGGTAAATGAGTTGCTCCTATATCCGAGAGGAAGCCACGATGACCTTTTAGATGGACTTTACTATTCTTTCTTTAAAGCATACAAACCACATGACCAAGAACAAGAAAGCCAAGAACAAGAATCGTACAGCCAAACAGCAGACTTCAACTGGAAACTCTTATGAACAAGAGAAGATGGTATCTGCTATTACCATCATAAAAAAGTTTATTGACGATAAAATGACAGGAAAAATAATTTTTTCTTTTCATAATGGTAATTTTAGTAATAAGTTCGCAGTTGAAATCTCGGAAGATTTAAGAACATTAAATCAATCTGAGGATTCTAGTAAGTAACTTATAAGGAACCACTGCTAAAAGCAAAGTCCACTTAGGTGTATACCTTCGTGGGCTTTTTTTTTACACATCTATGGCACACATAAGCAAAAGCAAAGCAATCGGTTATCAATCTTCAGACGTTACAGGTAAAAAGATTGATGAAGAAGTACGTCAGTCTATTGAACTATTAGACCATTACGAGAACGAAAGAGAAACTTGGGCAACTAAATTTAAAGA